GTAACCCAACACAACAAGAGATTGGAGGGCCACCATGGCCGCTCTCACCAGCTCCAGCGTCACCCTCGCGCGTGACGTTACCTCGCTGATGCTCACCAAGATCAGCGACTATTCCGTTATCCAGCGTCTTTCCGCTGCCACTCCCGTCATGTTCAAGGACACCACCCACATGGTGTTCTCCAGCGAGCCCGAGGCCGAGTTCGTGACCGAGGGTGCCGCCAAGGCTTCGATGCAGCCCGGCTTTACCCCCGTTCCCGCCGCGCCGCACAAGGCGCAGGTCACCGTGCGTATGACCGACGAGCTGCGCTGGGCCGACGAGGACAACCGTCTTGAGATCGTGTCCAACCTTGTCAGCTCCGGTGCACGCGCCCTGGGCCGCGCCCTGGACTACGGCATCATCCACGCTGTGTCCCCCAACACCGGCGCAGGCATCACCGGCCTCACGTCGCTGCTCTCCGCCATCCCCGCCGCCAACAAGGTGACCGCCACCGCCGACCCCGCCGCCGACCTTGACTCCATCACCGAGAAGGTCAACGAGGACTATGAGATCAACGGCATCGCCATTGCAAAGAGCTGGGCGAACATGCTGCGCAAGAAGCGCGACCCGCAGACCGGCATCCGTTGGTACCCCGAGATCCCGCTGTCCCTGCGCCTTGGCAACATCGAGGGCATCCCCGCCGCCGCATCCAGCACCGTCAACGGCGCGAAGGTAGCGACCACGTCCGGCGGGTCCACCGTCTACGGCACTCCGACGCTTGCCATCGTGGGCAACTTTGACCTGATCAAGTGGGGCGTTGTCCGCAACATGGGCCTGGACATCATCGAGACGGGCGACCCCGACGGCCTGGGCGACCTCAAGCGCTACAACCAGGTGGCCTACCGTCTTGAGATCGTATACAACTGGGCTGTCCTTGATCCCAGTGGCTTCGCCGTCCTGAATGCGAGCGCCTAATGAAGACGCTAAGGGCGACGATCCCCGTCTTCTATGGCGGCAGGATCTACCAACCGGGCGATGTCATCGAGGCCAAGGATGCCGACGCAAAGGCGCTGATGGACGTGTGCCACTGCGTACCCGTCGAGCCTGAGCAGCCCAAGCCCGCGCCCAAGCCCGCCGCAACGCGCAAGCCCGCAGCCAAGAAGCCCGCAGCACCGAAGGCGTGATGCCCATGGACGCATTCGCCACTCTCGATGACTATGAATCGCGCTACGGCATGGCGGGCGACCCTGAGCACGTGGAGACCCGCTTGCTCGATGCTTCCGTGCTGATCGCGGCGCGTGCTGACGTGTCATCCATCGACGCTGACTTGCTGCGCATGATCTGCTGCCAGATGGTGCACCGATCCATGGACACGGGCGCGGACACTGAGATCGGCGCTGGCGTGCCGTTCACCCAGATGAGCCAGACCGCAGGCGTTTACAGCGTCAGTTACAGCGTCAGCAACCCATACGGCGAGCTGTACCTGACCAAGACCGAGCAGAAGCTTCTGGGCATCGGCAAGGTGCGTCTCGGCAGCGCCGACGCATGGGTGCACGACTGCCCCGAGGATTCCGAGGATGATGCGCAATGAGGGGCGCGGACGTGATCGTGTGGCGTGCCGTGACCGACGCTGACCGCTACGGCCAGCCCGTCAGCACATGGAGGGCCACACGCGCTCACAACGTGCTGTTCGCGCCGCTTGCAGGCGTGACCGCGACCGCAGATGACACCAGTCTGGGCGCGGGCGACGAGAACAACGTCACGTTCGACTTCCCCAAGTCTTGGCGCGAGCCCTTGTCTGGATGCGTCATCGAGACCCGCGACGTGCGCGGCGTGCGTATGTGGTGGAGCGTGATCGGAGACCCGCAGCCTTACATGGTGGAGAACACCCCCGGGCCGTGGAATCTGCACGTCCGCGCCATCCGACGCAGCGCCGCGCCGCCGCGCGACATCGAGGGGGCGAATCCATGGCTGACGTGATCCGAGTCAACGACCGCCAGCTGTGGGCGGCAGTCGAGACCGCGCTGGATGAGGCCGTCGAGGACGTTTCTCAGCAGGCCCAAGACGCGATCATCCAGACGGGCAAGGAGGCCGCACGCGACGTGCGATCCCGCGCCAAGGCGGCGTTCAAGGGCCGTGGCAAGTACGCTGCCGGCTGGAAGGTTCACAACCACAAGGCGGGCATGCACACGACCGCCACGGTCTACAACTCAACCGAGCCCAGTCTTGCGCATCTGCTGGAGCTGGGCCACGAGCAGATCGTCATGGGCCACGACACCGGCAGGCGCTATCCCGGCGTGCCGCATCTGGAGCCCGCGTTCCAGGACGGCCAGCGCCGACTTGAGGAGCTGATGCGACGTGACCCACGATGACCTGTGCGCCGCGATCGCATCCACCGGCTTGCCGTGGACGGCAGAGCGCTTCGAGGGCACACCGCCGCCGCTCCCATACGTGATCATCCGACGCGCCGACGCAGACGATGCCCACGCGGACAACGTGACGATCGCGAGCGTGGACGTGTTCGACATCGAGCTGTACAGCCACAACTACGACTATGAGGCCGAAAAGCTGATCGCCGCGCGACTGACCGCCCATGGGATCGCGTTCGCACGCTCAGCGTCTGGCGAGATCCCCGATTCGGGCGGCGTGTGCCAGCTGGTTTTCCGCGTGTCCACCATGGGCTAGATCCAAACACACAACTACAGATTGGAGATGGTAGATAATGCCTACCACCGCGACCAACAAGGTCACCTTTGGCCTTTCGGAGCTGCACCTTGCTCCCATGACCACCGAGGCCACCGAGACGGGCAACCCCACTTATGGCACGGTTGTCGCCCTGCCCGGTGGCGTTCATCTCACCTACAGCCCCCAGAGCAACGATTACACCTTCCATGCCGACAATGGTGCGTACTTTAGCGGCACCTATAATGGCAACGGCTACGAGGGCGATCTTGAGGTGGCACTGATCCCCGACGCGCTCCTCGCGCAGTTCCTCGGCTGGGCCATCGACGCGAAGGGCGGCATTTCCGAGATTGCCGATGCCAAGCCCGTCAACTTCGCCATGGGCTTCCAGGTCGAGGGCGACGTGGCAGGCCGTCGCACGTGGTTCTACAACTGCACCATGGGCCGTCCTGACGGCGACCACTCCACCACTGATGACAACATCGAGGTGGCCACGCAGACCGCGCCCGTGCGCATGCTCCCGACCATGGTGAGTGGCCAGAAGATCACCAAGTACAGCCTTGAGCGCACCACCGCCAGCGCCACCGTGTACGACGTCTTCTTCGAGTCTGTCACCTTCCCGCAGAAGAGCGCGTAATGCGGACTGTTGAGATCGGCGGGCGTACCGTCGAGCTGAGCGGTTCGATCCTGGCACCGCTGACTTGGTACAACCAGTTTGGCGACGATGGCCTGTTTCAGGCGCTTATGCGCGTTGAGACCAAGATGAGCCTTCTGGACGTGCTCAAGCTGGCGTGGGTCATGGCCCATGATGCGGACGTGGCCGCTGGCCGCGAGGCGATGGGCTTTGACCGCTGGTGCCAGGACGTGGCGGGCGAATGCGACTTCTCCACGCTCAGAGAGCAGGTGGTGGCTGAGTCAGATGCCACGTGGTTTCGTGCCGCAGCAGAGCGAATCGAAGCCGAGCGAAAAGCCGCAGAGCAAGACGCTGGATGACGAGTACGGGCATGACTTCCGTATTTCATTGCTGACGAGCGCCAAACGCATGGGACTCGGCCTGTCAGAGATGGCATCCATCGACGTACCCACGATGGTTGATCTCTGCGACATGTGGAGCGGCGGCAAGTCTAAGTCATCCACCAAGAGCAATACACCTAGAGCGGCCACGCAGGCCGACATTGACGCGCTGCTTGGCTAGTGCGGGGATGTCGCCTGTGTGGCCTTCTTTTTTTGTAACGAGATCGGGAGGTGAGAAACAATATGCCGATCTATAAGGACATCGTGTTGCGGTTCGGCGGCGACTCCACGAAGCTTGAGCAGTCGATGTCCAAGCTGAGCCGCAACATGGGCAAGGTGAGCGCCGTCACGGCAGGTCTGGGCCGTCATCTGACCGCAGGCGTGACAGTGCCGCTGACCGGGCTTGCAGCCGCGAGCGTCAAGACCGCCGTCGAGTACGAGAGCGCGTTTGCCGGTGTTCAGAAGACCGTCAACGCCACCGACGAGGAGCTGGATAAGCTCTACGACTCCACGCTTGCACTGAGCGAGACCATCCCCGTCAGCGCCACCACGCTGATGAGCATCGAGGAGCTGGGCGGCCAGCTGGGCATCAGCACGGGCAACCTCTTGGGGTTCACCGAGACCATCGCAGGTCTGGGCGAGGCCACCAACATGACCGTCGAGGATGCCGCGACTCAGTTTGCGCAGTTCGCCAACATCACGGGCATGAGCCAGAGAGAGGTTG